ACTTATCAGCCAGATTTTACTTATTGTAGGCGCTCTGACGGCGCTGGTAAATATCGTGACCGAGGTAGCAAAAAGAACGTTTGACTGGGTGCAGGGGTCGAAGGTAATTAACGTCTTTGTGTTGGCGCTGTCCCTGATCCTTACCGTGGCAGTCTTTACGGCATACTGGCAGATTAAAGGTATGGCGCTTGCGTGGTATATCATCGCAGCGTTTATTATCATCGGCTTTTTAGTCGCCTACGCAGCGATGTTTGGCTACGACAAACTGCTGAGTTACTTTAAAAAGGAGGGCTGACGATGGCAACACGGGAACAGGCACTGGGATATGACGGAAGAGTGAACGGCTCCCAGAAATAACTCTAAGAGAAGGGAGGGAGTGCTATGTGGGACAAAATCCTATTCGTGTACCTTTTGGGGATCGTGTTAAGCCAGCCAGTTTATATCTGGGTGGGCCGGACATTATGCAAAATTGAGGATGTGGACGAAGAGCTTTACTGCCAGGACAACGGCGTGTATTACGAACCGAGAAAGCCGAATTACCCGTTGGTAATGGTGCTTATGACCCTGGGTGGGATCTTATGGCCACTGATTATCCCATTTGCGGTGTTTGTACCGTTGAAATTTATCCTGATGGATAAAATGGGGCAGTTGCATCCAGGGGATGGCGAGACACCGGATCCGGACGAGGACACGTACTTATAACTGGGTGGGGAGAAATCCCCACTCTTTTACGTTGGAGGAAGCTATGGCAATTATACGAAACACCTATACAGACGCATTATTCAATGGCCTTATGGCTGCCGGATGCACGATATACGGGGCATGTGGAGCTATGGGGAATATTTACGCAGAATCCGGAGCAAATCCCCGGAACTTGGAGAACCTCTGTGAAAAGAGGCTGAATTACAAATACACCGATGACACGTACACAGAGGCAGTGGACAGCGGAGAGATTACAAGAGCCTTTTTCCTGCATCCCCTGGGAGATAACCGACAGTATGGTTACGGTTTCTGCCAGTGGACATCTGCCGGAAGAAAAGCCGGACTGTATGACCTGGTTAAATCTAAAGGCGTGTCGATTGGAGATCCAGACACTCAGGTTGAGTACATGCTGAGCGAATTGCAGAAGAGCTATAAGAGTGTCTGGAAGGTATTGCAGGCAGCAACCTCTGTGCAGGAAGCATCTGATATCTTTCTGGTCAAGTTTGAGGCTCCGGCAAACACCGGATCAGCAGTTAAAAATACAAGAGCTTCCTACGGGGAGCAGTACCTGAAAATCTATCAAGACAGCAAAAAGGGAGATACGAGCATGAGTTTAATTTCTAACAGCGGACACGATGAAAACGGAAAGTATTCAGGAGGAAAAGTCGGAGACCAGACCGGGACGGAATGGGCGTTGATTCCATGGTATAACAGACCTTGGAAGTGCGTCCTGAGGCATCCGGATGCAAAAGTTAGAGCAAAGCTGGCAGAGCTAGGGATCAAAGCTGCTAAAAATGATTTGGTCGGTTACGATCAGGGACAGAGAGGCACATACTGGGAGCATCTGAAAGCCAGCAATTACGATCCGTCAAAGATCACGATCGCTTGCGAGGCAGATTGTTCCGCAGGTGTGATCGCTAATATTAAAGCAGCGGGGCATCTTCTGGGAATTGATGCGCTTAAAAACATTAACGCTACATACACAGGCAATCTGAGAGCCGGGGCAAAAGCCGCCGGATTCCAGGTGCTGACAGAATCTAAGTATCTGACTGGCCCGGATTATCTGTTGGCAGGAGATATTCTTCTGAACGATAGCCACCACACAGCAACGAACGTCCAGGACGGAGCAAAAGCCGGTGGATCCGGAACAACCAGCTTAGGATCTACGAGCAGCGGATCCGGAACAACTTCCGGAGGGAATAGCAAGACCGCCAATGTTAAGAAAGGCCAGCAGTGGTTGAATAGCAATTATGGCAATAAGCTGATTCAGTTCTGCGGAGCCAAACTGGAGGTGGATGGATCCTACGGTCCGGCTTCCAGATGGGGAGCGCTTGTGGCCTGGAAAGATCTTATGAACCGCAAGTACGGAACGAAGCTCGCCCCGACAAACAAGAACTTCTACGGCTCCTGCAAGAAGGTGGCTGGAAAGGCAGAGGTCCACAGCGGAACTGTCGGCACGTTTACGTTCCTGGTTCAGTTCATCCTGGCGGCGAAGGGATATTACACCGGAGCTATGGACGCCAGCTGCGGAGCAAATCTC